CGCCTCCCCTTCCCGATTAGTCTACTAGGTTGAATTGTGTCAGGTCGATGCCGAGCTTCTCGAGACCCATGCCAATGTGATAGGTGGCATCTAGTGTTGCCTCGGTCGGATTCTCATCCGCCTTGCCTGCCTTGTAGAGCTTGGTAAGCTCGGTAACGAATCGGTCGTGAATATCCCGTGGTGCATTAGCACCCGCACCTTTCTTGACCTCAGGCTTCACATAGCGGAGAACGTCAGACCAAGGCTTGTATTCGTTATACTTAGGGTTCTTGGCCTTCTTCTCCTTGGCTAGCTCTAACACTAGCGCCTTCTCTGCTCGGATTGCTTCCCGCACCTTGGCCGCATTGTCAGACAGCGGGCCTTTCATTGGGATGAGCCACCAACCTTCACCGAATTGCTCGGTAAGACTCTCCGCATAGTCGCGCAGCTTGCCATAGGTGGACTCGGTAGCCTTCATATATGCAAGGCGTGTAACGTTTACTGAAGTAACCATAATATTTGCTCGTTTCTGTTAGTGTGTGTGTGAGTATCGGAAGAGCCGGTTGCTCTCTCGATGATTAACTTGTCTCACATTTTAATCGGGGTTGCAAGCGGGAAACGCACAAAAGCGCACAAAAACACCTAACAAAGTGAGGTTTCACGTTTTGTTCCGGTGGGGGCAGGGGCTGTTCATTGTTTGTTCTGTTTGACCCACCTATCCCCCATCCCCCAAGCCACACAGAGAGAGTGCCGGTCCCCCTATACATACTATTTTGCACAAACGATTACGTGTTTTTTAAAAAATCCTAGGTTCCCTGCGGTTTACAACTAGTGAGGAAAATACCAATCATTTCCTGATGCCGAAAATCCGAAATTAAATCCGAAAACGGATTTATACCCCCCACCCCCTATTTTTTTCTGGCCGGTATCCGTCTTGCCCGCACATAGAAACACCCCCCGTCAATGGTACCTTGACACGCAAAACACTCATGGTATTATTCCACATCGCATTCGGCATTATGCGGTCCTTTCGGGAGGGGTGGTGCTTCTTCGCAGTCTGTACCACCCTTTTCCCTTCATAAATCTGACACTTCCGTGCTATACCCCGCGCCCATGCCGATCAACGATCCTATAAAGCAGAGGGAAGCGAGCCGTAGGCACTACGTGGCCAACCGCGACAGGGTCATTGCCAAGGCCAAAGAGTATAGCAAAGCAGCCAGAGTGCGCATTCGTGCATTTATAACCGCCCACCTCAAGGCCAACCCCTGCGTAGACTGCGGGGAAGCCGATCCTATTATTTTAGAATTCGACCACCTACACAGCAAAGACTTCAACCTGTCAGACGCAGCGCGCAAAGGCGTCAGTATAAAAAAGCTAAAAGATGAGATCGCTAAGTGCGAAGTGCGCTGCTCTAACTGCCACCGTAGAAAGACCTACGAGCGTAGTGGTTTGACACACAAAGATTAAAGGCTTTTCTTTTTCCCACTAGGCTGTTACACGCACGGCTTCACTGCTTCCCCCAAACCGGATGCTGCACACATGCCAGTTATAAAAGTCGAGCCCTCTAAAGAGTATCCGGTGCCTTACGACACCGTCGAAGAGAAACCCACATCGCTCCTTGAAGAGATTGCGTTGGCTGGGAACACAGCAGAACTCCTTGTTAGTATGGGTGCGCCGCTAGAGTTAGATGAGAACACGGCTAAGGAAGCCAAGAAGCTCGCTGACATGGTGCAGAAGCGGGAAACCAAGAACCTCAATCAGGTCACAACCGCATTTGGTGCGGCCCAGTTCCTGCGTGCCTATGGCCAACAGTTAGCCTTAGATGCGAACCAAGTGCGGGCTGCAATTACGTTCAAGCTTATGGAGCTAGCGAACTACGGTGACCCTAAGGTGGAACTAAAGGCGCTTGAGCTACTAGGTAAGCACTCGGATATCGGGCTGTTCACCAACAAGTCTGAGATTACGATCAACTACAAAGACCCGACAGAGTTGGAGAATGCGATTAAGGAGCGCGTCAAGCGCCTGCTGAACGCAGACATCATCGACATCACGCCCCTCGGGCAGACTATCGAGGAAGAACTAGCGCACTTCGACCACAACGAGATCGAAGAGACCCCTGAAGAAGCGGGCGAAGAAGAGTGACCGTCAACCTCGCCAACATCAGCCTAAAGGATATACCCAAAATCCTACCGAAGCTGAGCTTGCCAGAGCAGGAGAAGCTGCTGGCGGAGTTGGAGAAGTTACACGAGTTAAAATCCAAGAAGGTTGCGCAGGATAAGTTCCTTGGGTTCGTCAAGGAAGTCTGGCCGACATTCATAGGGGGACGACATCATGCAAAAATGGCAGATGCCTTCGAACGCGTTGCTCGTGGTGAGTGCAAACGGCTCATTATTAATATGCCACCGCGACACACAAAGTCGGAGTTCGCGTCTTACCTGCTACCTGCATGGTTCCTCGGCAAGTTCCCCCATAAAAAAATTATCCAATGTTCTCATACGGCAGAGCTAGCGGTAGGCTTTGGACGTAAAGTTCGTAACCTCGTAGACACAGAAGTATATCACAACATATTCCCAGACCTAAACCTCGCGTCAGACAGTAAAGCGGCTGGCCGGTGGAATACTTCGAAGGGGGGTGATTACTTCGCTATCGGGATCGGTGGTGCCGTAACTGGTAAGGGTGCTGACGTCCTTATCATTGATGACCCGCACTCCGAGCAGGAAGCTGCTATCGCAGAAGTTAACCCTGACATCTACGACAAGACCTATGAGTGGTATACATCTGGGCCTCGTCAGCGTCTCCAGCCGGGTGGGTCCATCGTGATCGTGATGACGCGCTGGTCGAAGCGTGACTTGACAGGGCAGATACTTAAAGACGCCGTTGCCAACGAGAGCATCGGTGAGTGGGAAGTCATTGAATTTCCAGCAATTCTTCCATCTGAGAAGCCGCTATGGCCTGAGTTCTGGGAACTAAGCGAGCTTGAGAAAGTTAAGCGCGACGTCCCTAACAGTAAGTGGATGGCGCAGTATCAGCAGAATCCCATATCCGAGTCGGCTGCTATTGTTAAAAGAGAGTGGTGGATGGAGTGGGATAAGGATGACCCACCAAGCTGTGACTTTATCTTACAAAGCTGGGATACGGCCTTCGAGAAGACACAACGTGCCGACTATTCGGCGTGTACAACGTGGGGCGTGTTTTATCAGGCTGATGATAACGGTGAGACGCAGGCTAATATTATACTGCTAAATGCCTTCCGTGATCGCATGGAGTTCCCCGAACTAAAGAAGGTGGCCATAGACGAGTATAAAGAGTGGCAACCAGACGGTGTCATCATCGAGAAAAAGGCATCAGGTGCTCCGCTCATATACGAGATGCGGGCTATGGGTATACCGGTGCAAGAGTTCACTCCGACGCGGGGTAATGACAAGATTAGCCGACTCAACGGGATCGCAGATATATTTGCATCTGGTAGAGTATGGGCACCAGCGACGCGCTGGGCCGAGGAAGTCATTGATGAAGTTGCAGAATTTCCCGCTGGAACACACGATGACTATGTCGATACGGTGTCTATGGCGTTACATAGATTCAGGCGTGGAGGTTATATCACTACTACGCTAGACGAACCGGATGAAATCCAGTATTTCAAATCAAACCGCAATCAGGGATATTACTAATGGATATTGACAAGTCGCTCAATCAAGCCCCGTTGGGCATGTCTCCGATGTCGGAGATGGACGAAGGTCCTGACATTGAGATTGAGATTGAAGACCCCGAGAGTGTCAACATTGATATTGATGGTCTAGAGATCGAGATCGACCCGAGCGAGGACGAGGGCGACTTTAACGACAACCTAGCCGAAGATATGGACGAGAGCGTGCTTACAGAGCTTGCTGGCGACCTGCTTGGTGAGTTTGACGAAGATATCAGCAGCCGCAAGGACTGGATACAGACTTATGTAGACGGGCTTGAGTTGTTGGGTATGAAGGTCGAAGACCGTACGGAACCTTGGCCCGGAGCCTGTGGTGTACATCACCCACTGCTGTCCGAAGCGGTAGTTAAGTTCCAAGCCGAGACTATGAGCGAGACATTCCCAGCCCAAGGGCCGGTGCGTACGCAGATAATCGGTAAAGAGACTACAGAGAAGAAGGACGCCGCTGCACGCGTCCAAGAAGATATGAATTACCAGCTGACTGATGTGATGGTCGAGTATCGCCCTGAGCATGAGCGCATGTTGTGGGGCCTTGGTCTTGCAGGTAATGCGTTCAAAAAGGTGTACTACGATCCATCACTCGGTCGTCAGGTTGCAATGTATGTAGCTGCGGAAGACGTAGTTGTGCCTTATGGCGCGTCCAGCTTGGAAGTCGCTGAACGCGTCACCCATGTAATGCGGAAGACCCCGAATGAGCTTAAGAAGCTTCAAGCGTCGGGTTTTTACCGTGATGTAGACCTGCCAGAGCCTGTCAACTCGATGGATGAAGTAGAGCAGAAGATTTCGGAGCAGCTTGGCTTCCGTGCAGAGACCGATGACCGGTACAAATTACTAGAAATGCACGTAGATTTGGTCATTGAAGACGATGATTACCGTGATGAGGCCGAAAATGACCTAGAAATCGCACTACCCTACGTTATTACCATAGATAAAGAGACCGAGACGGTCCTATCCATACGCCGTAACTGGAACCCCGATGATAAAAAGAAACTTAAGCGCAATCACTTCGTACATTACTCGTATGTTCCGGGCTTTGGCTTCTATGCTTTTGGCCTTATTCATCTCATTGGTGCTTTTGCTAAGTCTGGTACCAGTCTTATTCGTCAGCTTGTTGATGCTGGTACTCTATCTAATCTCCCGGGTGGGTTCAAAACTAAAGGCTTGCGTGTCAAGGGTGATGACACCCCGATAAGCCCTGCGGAATGGCGCGATGTGGACGTAGCGTCGGGTACGATGCGCGACAATATTATGCCGTTGCCGTACAAAGAGCCAAGCCAAGTGCTCTACAGCCTCCTAGGGACCATCGTAGACGAAGGTCGTCGCTTCGCGGGTATGGCGGACATGAAGGTGTCTGACATGTCTGCACAGGCTCCTGTGGGCACCACACTGGCTATTCTTGAGCGTACGTTGAAGATGATGAGTGCCGTGCAGGCACGTGTCCACTATGCGATGAAGCGCGAGTTCCAGTTACTCAAAGGTATCATCCGTGATTATACGCCAGTAGCGTATAGCTACGAGCCAGAAGAAGGCGGTCGTAGGGCTAAGAAGTCTGACTACGACAACGTCGATGTTATCCCAGTATCTGATCCTAACGCTGCCACTATGGCGCAGAAGATTGTACAATACCAAGCTGTTATCCAGTTGGCACAGGGCGCGCCGCAAATCTACGACTTGCCCTATCTACACCGTCAGATGCTTGAGGTGCTAGGTATCAAGAACGCGCAGAAGCTCGTGCCGCTCAAGGACGGCGACGACATGAAGCCGCGTGACCCTGTGTCAGAAAATATGGATGTCCTGAACGGTAAGCCCATCAAGGCGTTCCTATATCAAGACCACGAAGCACATATCACTGTGCACACAAGCGCCATGCAAGACCCCAAGATTATGCAGCTTATGGGTCAGAACCCGAATGCACAGGCAATGATGGCGTCTATGCAATCACACATCGCTGAACACCTTGCGTTCGAATACCGCAAACAGGTCGAGCAGCAAGCCGGTGTGCCGCTACCTCCGCCAGATGCCGAGATGGACGAAGCTACCGAGCTGGCAGTTTCCCGTTTGGCGGCTGCAGCAGGACAACAGTTGCTACAGAAGAATCAAGCCGAAGCCCAACAGCAACAGAACCAACAGATGCAGCAGGACCCCATCGTCCAGATGCAGATGCAAGAGCTGGAGATTAAGAAGGGCGAACTCGAACTCAAGAAGCAAAAGATGATGATTGATGCTGCTGAAAAGAACGACCGTATCGAGCTTGAGCAGATGCGCATCGAGTCACAAGAAGAAATTGCTGGCCTAAACGTCGGCGCAAAACTTGCCACTTCCAAAAGTCAAATGGAAGCTAAGCAGGAAGCAGAAGGACTTCGTATGGGTATCGAAATTGCCCGTGAAGCCCTTCAAAGCGAACAACCCGTTCCCAATCAAGCAACGCCTAAGGAGAATGAATGACAAGTGAGTTACTGATGTACCTGTCAAAAAAGGTACAAGATGAGATTGACGTAATTAGCGCCGACCTCGCCCGTGGAACTGCAAAGGATCATGGGGAATATAAATACGCCTGCGGAATTATTCGCGGACTTATGATGGCAAACGGTTTCATCGCTGAAACCGCACAAAGAATGGAACAAGACGATGACTGAAGAGGACAATACTCTCCCCGTCCTACCAGAAATCTTTCTGGCAACGGACGTAGATAACATCGGGGACGCCACTGTGCTGCCCGACACCGACGAGAAGAAAGCCAAGCAACTCCCAGACCCATCAGGATATCGCATTCTATGTGCGCTCCCAGAAGCCGAAGAGAAGACCGCTGGTGGTATCTTCAAGGCCGACGCTACCAAACAGTATGAAGAACTCACCACTCCAGTGCTTATGGTGCTGAAGATGGGTCCAGATTGCTACAAGGACGAGAAACGCT